TTTAGTGCTGGTTGGGGTGATAGGTTGGCTGGGTTTTATTGTGGAGAGACAACAAAATCATATGTTGGGATTGACCCAAACTCCACGAATCATCCGAATTATAGGAGACAAGTTGAGTTCTATAAAAAACATCAAACATTCTTTGAAGAAGAAAAAAAAGTAGATTTAATCTGTAGTCCAGCAGAAGATGTGGATTATGCAGAATATGAAGATTATTTCGATACCATATTTACATCACCACCTTATTTTGATGTGGAGAAGTATAGTGACGAGGATACACAAAGTTTCAAACGATATACCACAATCGATAGTTGGAATGAAAATTTCTTACACAAAACAATCGGTAAGTTAATACCTACATTAAAGAAGGATGGTATACTTGCTGTGAATATTGCAGATGTCTACCATGAGTCAGTTAAAGGTTATGTTGATATAACAAATGCCATGAATGACTTTATTAAGTCACAAGGATTAAAGTACGAAGGTTGTATTGGAATGGAAATGACCAAAAGATTTAATTCGGCAGGTGCTGGTAAGGGTGTTAGTGATTACTATTCAGAAGATTTAAAAGAAAAGGCTAAAGAAACCGAAAACATAGCCTTTGGAGAACCAATTTGGATATGGAAAAAAGTGTAAATGGACTTTGGATAGGTGAATCTCTATCTACACTTCAAATTATTAGTATAAACTCTTGGGTTAAAAATGGTTTTGAATTCAATCTATATACATATGAAGATGTAAATAATGTACCATCGAATGTTAATTTAAAAGACGCTAATGATATCATAGACGGAGATAAAATATTCCGATATAAAGATACTGGTCATGTAATAAATGGAAAACCATTTGGTGAAGGAAGTGTGGCTGGGTTTTCAGATTGGTTTCGTGCAACATTATTATATCAACAAGGTGGTATATGGGTGGACATGGATGTGGTTTGTCTTCAACCATTTGATATACAAGATGATTACTTTTTTGTAAAACAAAATCATGTAGGAAACGAATTGTCAATAGCAACTTGTTTTATCTATGTAAAAGAAAAAAAGTCAAAAGTCTTTGAAGAGTGGTTAAATAGAATAGAAAGTTTAGGTCACAGACTACAAGATATTTCTTGGGGTGATATCGGACCTGATATGTTAACTGATATAGTGAACGATAAATCGTTGTATTATTTTGTTCAAGATAAAAAAACATTTTGTCCAATCGACTACCAAGATTACTATAAGATATGGACAGAAGATTTAAAGTTAAAAGATTCATTTGGAATTCATTTGTGGAATGCTATGTGGGAACAATATGAAATAGATAAAGAGGGTAACTATACCGATTCTTTTTTTGACAAGCTTAAACAGATGTACTTATGAAATATCTTTTTGTAATTTATACCGATTCAGAATATAAAAAACACTTGGATTATTTCAAGAGTCAAAAATTCTATAAAGAAATAACAACCGATTCAAATATAGAAGTTATAGAATGGGGAGCAGATTACCATACGGATTATAGGGATTTACCATTGAAGACTCAAAAGATGATGAAGTGGTGTAGTGAAAACAAGGAGTATGATTATTTAATCAAGTGTGACGATACTATTTTTAATAAGACTTGGGATTTTTATAAATCAAAAATGACATATGAAAATTTATTCGAAAAGGGAAGAGATGGATTCTGTTATAGTTTCGATAGATGGGATGATAAAATTTGGAGAAAGACTTGTAAAGACAATAATAAACATTATTGGGGAATTCATTATTTAGAGCCTCTTACTGAGGAAATATGGGATATTTATTTCGATGGTCATTATAAAGATAAATTTGAATATGATATGAATGTAATAAAAACTGATATACCATTTTACGAAGGAAAATACTACATGGTATCAAAAGAATTAAGTATATTTATTGGTGACCAAAAAAACTTTGCAAAAAAATTATGTAAAAAGTTTCCTGTAGAAGATTTGATGGTCGGTTACTTAGCACAAGGATTTTAATGTTAAATATAGTAGATTTTCACAGACATGGATATGATATTCTACCCAATCAAGTTCCTCGTGAAACAATTGATTATTTAAAATCATATACATTAGAACTGAAAGAAAGGATGATTTCTCATCCTCAGTTTGAGACCGAAACTAAACCTAATGGTTCGGGTGTGTATGGTAGGTTCATTGATATGGCATCATCCTTCCCTCTGGCCGATGATAGTGAAAATAAAAAATTATTCGATGTTTATACATCACAACTTATGTATGAGATATGTAATTTTTATTTGATGAGAGATGAATTTTATTTGTTTAATGACCAAGTAGTGGTTAAACTCCCAAATGAAGATTTTTCATTTGAACCTCATAGAGATAATCAGTTTGGGCCACATCCAAATAGATGGGATTTAAAAACACTAAATTGTATGATGGTATTGGATGATATAAATGATAAAAATGGTGGGTTCCAAGTAAGAAATAGAAAAACACGCAAGTGGGATATTTTAAATTTATTAGAAGGGGATATATTAGTAATGAGTGGTAATACATTTCATCAATCAGGTAACAATAAGTCAGATTCTCCTCGTAGGGTTTATATAGGTCATTACTCATCAGAATCGATAGGAAAAAATTTCCAAAAAGGTTACTATTATAATAGGTTTTACGGTGATAACACAAAGGTTTAATTCCTATAAAAAATGGTGGGCATATAATAAACAGGCAAATAGTCCATTTATGGGATTGTCTCACTTAATAAATGATTTAGTAGAACATTTTCAGAATCAACCTCATTCGAAAAAAATGATTGAAATAGGTTCATATATGGGTGAGTCTACATTTTTATTCGGATGTTCAGGTATATTTGATGAAATAAATGCTATAGACCCACATGAAGGTGATGAACCATTCAATAATGATTTCGATACAACTTGGGAAAAAGTCAAAGAAGAGTTCAAGATAAATACAAGAAATTTTGACAGCATAAAACATTGGAAAAATTTTAGTGAGGATATAGCTGACAAGTTCAATGATGATATAGATTTCTTATACATTGATGCTAACCATTCATATGAAAGTGTTAAAAGGGATTTACAGTTATACAAACCAAAAATAAAAACTAATGGTGTGATAGGTGGTCACGATTATGTTGAGCCTTGGAATGGTGTAATACAGGCTGTAGATGAAATTATTGGTAAACCTGATATGGTTTACATTGATGGGAGTTGGATTAAATATTTATGAGTAAGGTATACATAACTACCTGTGCTACTTTGGACACCGAGATATTTTATCATTGGTTAAATTATTATAGTGATAAAGTTGATGATTTTTTTATAAATCTTTGGGGTGATTCGAGTATTATCAATTTCGAAGAAATCATTAGTATAATGAAAGAATTTGGAATCGAGGCTCATTCAGATTGTCGTGACCAACATACATTCAATGAACATTATAAGACTTCACTATTCAATAATACAATGTCAAAGAAACCAAATGATTGGTGGATACCTGTAGATTGTGATGAATTTATACATTTTGATAATGGCATAAAAAATGAAATTAAATATAATGAAGAAAATAATTATGATTATACCTTTGGTTTATTATTAGATAGAGTTTCATCAGATGGTAAACTTATCGAGGTCAAAACTACAGATGATATATTTGAAAAGTTTCCATTGGTTGGAAATGTGGCCATGGTATTGAAGGGTTATGAAAGTTGGGTAGATAAAGTCTCTCTATGTAGAGGAGATGACATCAGACTTCTAAATGGACTACATGGTGTAAAAAAAATAGAACGAGAAAAAATCTCAGATAGAATTACTCAACATCACCATTTCAAATGGACTTCAAACACTTTGAAAAATGTTAAACTACAATATGAAGGTTTGGAGAACAATAGTCATGGGTGGTATAAAGAATACGAAGATTTACTATCTTACTTAGAAAAAAATGATGGTCTCGATGTTAATGATGCAAAATTTTTATTATCTGAATGGAATGGTAAATATTTATATTGGGACAAGTTTTTAGAAATAGATAAACAAATAAAATCTTCAAAAGAATATCCAAATAAAAAAAATATATGGGAAAGAAATTGAAAAAAGTTTTAGTAACATTAGCAGACCATAAATACATGCCAATGGTCAAACCACTTGAAAATGGTGCTAAAAATATTGGTGAGTGGGATGGAGATTTTGTAACAATTAGTAGTGATTCAGAATTTTGGAGACCATTAGAAGGAAATCCCTCCATACATTTTTACAAGATATTTTTGTTTCATGAATATTTCAAACAATGGGACTGGGTTTTTTACTGTGATTTAGATGTGATGTTTACTGGTAAAATAGATTTAAAACTCGATGATAGAAATCCTGATTTTATGTATGCAAATGATGATGATTTGACTTTCGGTGAACAATTTGAATCCGTACCACCAACCTTAAGATTTCGTGAAGATGAAAAGGCATTTCAAAATTGTTTTAATCTTTTCAATAGTAAATTAATTGATGAAAATTACTTCGACAAGTTATTAAAAGATTTGGCACTATTCGAAAAGTATGCCCATCCTTTGAATAAAGAACAAGGTATATTCAATAATGTATTCTTTGGAAAATGGAGAGAACTTGGTAATGAATGGGTTAATAGATGTCCAGTTTTAAACGAGGTGAATTGGGATATAATGGCACTAAAAAATGGTTATCATGATGAGACAGATTATACCGATAAAATAGCAGTACACTTCTTTCAATTTTTTCCACCTTGGGATGAGAATAACTTGAGATTTTATCCATTGTGGAAGGACTTACAAGGGGGTGGTTTTCAATATGATATGTCTGATGGTCAACATAAATATAAACATCCAAATGGAGAAGTTTGGACAAAATATGAAGTTGTGAGAGGACAGCCACATGGTGAATGGACTTCTTATTTTTCTACGGGCGAATTGATGGAATTAAAATTCTTCTTTGATGGAAAAAAGGTTGGGTGTTGGAAAACTTACCACGAAAATGGAAAACAATGGTCAGAGGTAAATTATGAAGATGGTAAAAAAAATGGAAAATCACAAAAGTGGAGATGGGATGGTATAATACAATTCTTAGGTCATTACAAAAATAATAATAAAGACGGAAAATGGAAATTTTATTATGAGAATGGGTTGGTGGAAACTACTGGTAATTACATAGATGGAAAAAGAAATGGGGAATGGAGAAGATGGTTAGACGATGGTAATTTGTATTATGTTAAAAACTACAAAGATGGCAAACTAAGTGGTGATTACACCCAATACAATACCGTAAATAGTGTTGTTGGAGTAAGGGGTAGTTATAAGGATGATAAAAAACATGGTAAGTGGCGTGAATATAATTCAGATGGAAATCTCACCATAGAATATCAATATGAAAATGATGTATTACACGGAGACAAAATTTACTATTTTGAAGAAACAGAAATTCCAGCTAAAGTAGAAACTTATGAAAATGGATTAATTTTCAAAGTCAAAACACTTAATAAAGAAAATGGTGAAATACTAAGTGAATTTAATTATTTGACACACCAAAGGAAAATGGTAAATTTCCACCAAGATACAAATATCAAACATTATGAATTGAATTTTATTGGAGATGTGAAAAGTGGAGTTTATAAAAGATTTGGAAATGGTGGTATTGAACTTGTCATTGGACATTATGATAATAACAAAAAGGTTGGAGAATGGATTTCTAAATTTGATGACGGCAGTGTAAGAGAAAAAGAAAATTATAAAGATGGTTATTTACATGGAGAGTATGAGAAAATACATCCTAATGGAGTAAAGTGGAAAGTTTCCAACTATAAAAATGGTTCTCTCGATGGCTTGTGTTATACATATCATAGTAATGGTGAATTATTTTCAGCAGTCAATTATGAAGACTCAAAAATAATTGGTGAGGTGAACACATTCCATCCAAATGGAGAAAAAAAATCTGTTGGACAATATGTTAATGGTAGAAAAGATGGACTATGGAAAGAATGGTATGCAAATAAACAAATAAAATCATCTAAAGCATATGAAAAAAATAAACTACAAGGTAAATTTGAAGAGTGGTTTAGAGATGGTACTAAAAGGGTAGTTGGTGTTATGAAAGATGGTAGAATGAATGACCTTTTTACATTTTGGTATCACAATGGTAATAAACAAATGGAAGGTAAATTTAAAGGTGGTCTTGTAGATGGAAAGGTAAAAATTTATCACGATAACGGAAAGATTAAAAATGAGGTTGAGTTATGATTAGTTTTATTTTACCCTTCATGACTAAGGAAAAGGATAAATTCCTAAATCTTAATGATGGATTTGAATATTCAGATTCATCTAATATAGTGTATTCCACGATGAAGACTATAAAAAATATCAATTCACTTTCATGTGAAAAAGAGATAATCTTGGTCGACAATAGTCATACTTGGTCGGATATTGAGTTACCAAATGTTAAGGTAATTAGGGGTTGGCAATCGTTTACTGAAGAGGAACTGAAGAATATACCTGAGTTTATGAATCATAGAAATCATAAATTGAGTTTGGATAACATTGGGTGTGATACTATGTGGGCATCAATGGCATTTCACTTGGGTATAAAAGAATCTAAAGGTGATTACATAGTACTACAGCATAATGATACTTTTTATCATCAAGATTGTTTAGATGATATGATAAAACAAATTGAAGAAGAAAACCTTGAATACATTTCCGTTGACAATAAAAAAATATGGATTTCAACTTATCTTGAAAACAAACAACTATTAGATAAATTTTTAGAACAACCAGTTGAGTTTATGCCAGATAATGGTGGATATGTTAAAACAAAAAAAATTGGAGTTAGTGATGCCTATTTTTTCTTAACTAAGAGAGATTTCTTTTATAATTATAGTGTAGACTGGCACTATGGAGATACTAATCACGGAGCAACAATGTATTGTTTGTATAACGACTTTAAGTATCTTCACTTGGGTCCTTACTACGACAATCCCAATTGGGAAACTGAAGATACTTTACATACATACTATTATAATGATAAACCATTCTTAACTCATCTCAAGGGTGGATTCTCAGAAAACAAAATGTCATCAGAAATTTTTGAATCAGAATTTAAAAAATACTTAGAGGAATTAGAAAATGCAAAATAAACACACTCTTTGGGTAGAAAAATATCGTCCCAAAACTCTTGATACTTACATTGGAAATGAACAATTAAAAAGTAAAGTCAGAGTTTATCTTGAGAGTGGTGACCTTCCACACCTTTTATTATTTGGGAAGGCTGGTACTGGTAAGACTACTCTTGCCAAGTTACTTGTTAACAATATAGATTGTGACTATCTATACATTAACGCGTCAGATGAGAACAATGTAGAAACTGTAAGGAGTAAGGTAAAGAACTTTGCATCCACTATGGGTTTCAAGGATTATAAGGTTATTATCTTGGATGAGTGTGATTACATTACACCAAACGCCCAAGCAGCTCTTCGTAATCTTATGGAAACATTTAGTAAACATTGTAGGTTTATCTTGACTTGTAATTTTGTGGAACGAATAATCGACCCGATACAGAGTCGTTGTCAATCTTTTCAAGTAATACCACCGAACAAAAATGATGTTGCTAAACATCTACATACTATTTTATCTGAAGAAGGTGTCAGTTACGAGAGAGAAGACTTGGGGATATTAGTTAATAGTGGATATCCTGATATCAGACGAGTTATAAATGGTGCACAAAGACAATCTTATAAAGGTAAGTTAAGTATCGACAAACAAAGTATAGTTGAGAATGACTATAAGATGAAGTTATTAGACATACTTCAAACCCAAGATAGAAAAAACGCTTTCAAAAACATCCGTCAGTTAGTAGCCGATTCAAAAGTTACAGACTTTGCTGATTTGTTCAGATTATTATATGATGAGGTTGATTCGTATGGTAAAGGTCATGTGGCAGATTGTATATTGATTATTGCTAAATATGAGTTAAGTGATTCACAGGTTGTTGATAAAGAAATAAATGCTATGGCAATGTTAATCGAGATATTATCAGTTGTAAAATGACACCAAAATTAGAAGTTATAAAAAAACACACAAGTAAATTTCATGAAAGTATTAAGTTTCAACTTGATAAATATATGGGTGCCGATAATCATTATATTTTAGTTAAATTATCTAATATACTCAAGGATGAAGCATATGTTTACCTTACGGAAATAGATACTGCCATATCAATCAATAAATCATCCCTATCTTCAATCGATATGTCCGAATTTTTGGAAGAGTATAATGATAAAAAAATAGTTTATTGGACATACAGAGGAGATGATTCAAAACCTTTGTTTGAGGGTCATGATAATGTTGTATTCAAAAATGTATTAGACTACTCTTATTTAGAATTAGACGAAGATGAGAATTCAATCAATGTTCAACAATTTTTTGCGAAAAACTTTTCATTCATAGAACACTTGTCTACGAATAAAAAGTGGACAAGAGATTTCTTAAATCATACAATGAGATTTCCAACTGAAATTAAAAGTGTTCACGATATAAGAACAAATGATGGAAGTCCTGATTTTGTATATAAGGATGTTTCGGTAGATTCGGGCAAAGGTATATATCTGTTCGATAAGGAAGACTATGACAAAGAGTTATTTGATGGATTATATTGTGAAGAGTACATACCATCCGATTATCATTTTAATACCTTTCACCTTTGTGGTAAAAATAAAAGTTTTGACATTACCAATTATGATGACTTTCAATATTTAGAAAATCAACTATATAAGGTTCATGATAAAAAGATTAATATTTCTGCAAAATCCAAAAAAAATTCACATTCACCAGAACATAAAAAGAAGTTTACTTCTTACTATGAAAGTCTTCATGTGTCATCTTCTGAGTATTAAGTGGTGGAGAATATTTATTGGACAGGAGGATTTGATTCTACATTCTTAGTTTGTAAAAGGTTAATCATAGAAAAGAAACCAATTGAAACATACTATTTGAATTTCCCATGTGATGGTTATCAGCATAACTACAATAGATTCGACTCAAGTAATTTTCATAATTGTATGATTGATAATGAATTAAATGCTGTTGATAATGACCCATATGGTAGAAAAAGTTATGGTAGATATAGTCGATTAGTAGAAGTCAAAGTAATGAATAAATTAAGAAAAATGATTATCGATAGGTTCCCATATACCAAAGATTTATTTCCTAAAGTAAATTTGATTAAAGAATTAAAAATTGATTCTGAAGTTCTAAGTGATTCAAAGGTTATCTGTGATAAGTATAAGTCGAGACCTGACAGACCAGACCAAAGTTTGTATATGATACAATTTTCTTTAGATTTAAATGAAGATATATCAGTCGCGTGGGAGGCAGATATGGATGGAGAAGATTATTGTTTATCGACACGATTAGTACGAAAGTATTTAAATAAGGATATGAAGGTATATAGTGATTCGATAAAAGAATTATGGTTGTATAGGAATTGGGTATTACCATTAGCAAAAACTTATAGGGGAGATATGGTGGATATTGCACGATTATACAATTTTGTAGATATTTTGAAACATACTTGGTCTTGTAGATTTCCAAAAGAAAATGGAGATGTCTGTGATGATTGTACATTGGATATCAGGCAACTAACAAGAGTTGATAATTATAAAGATATATTATGTACGACTATTTAAGGGAAATTCCTTTATCATTTAAGGAAGAATACAATAATTTAGTTGTCAATAATAATGCTATACATCATGAAGTTAGATATCAACTTGTTATATTGTCATATAAAGAAGAAAATTGTATCGGAGATTGTTTAGATTCGTTAACCAATCAAACAATATCACCAAATGAATTCGAGGTATTGATTATAAATAATTGTTCCTATGAAGAAGAATTTGATAATACTGAAGATATAGTCAAGGAAAAATTAAAAAAATATAAATACGATAATATACATTTAATAAATGTAAAATTTCCTAAAGAAATTGCAAGTGCGGCTTTGGCAGCAAAATATGGTATGGATTATGCATTATATAGGTGGAATGATTATGTGGACTTTAATGATGGAATAGTCGCATTTTTTGGAGCGGATAATATTTTTGAAAATCATTATGTTGAAGAAGTAATAAAAACATTTAAGATTCCATCAAAATATGAAAACCCACACCAATTGAATCCGATAGGAGAGGGTGAGGATAGATTAGATATATTGGTAACGAACTGTGATAATAATAATTTCTCAAGTTTCGAGGGAGTAATCGATATTTTAGAATTAAAACCTTATATCAATAAAATAGAAAGTATGAATGATTTGTTGGGAAAGTGGTATTATAATAATTTTGATATCAACTGGGGAATTAAAAAAAATAAAAAAGTCAATTTAGATGATAATTTATTATATAGAGAAGACGATGGTAATCCAGTCTGGCCCAAAACATTTAGGGCAGAAACCTAT